ATCAGCAAAGTCTTTTGCTTTGGCTGTGAGCTTCTCGATTTCATTCGTTGTTGGACTTTGGCTACTCTCAGACGTATGTTTAAATATTCCTCCATTACTTATTTGGTATGCCGCAAACGGAATGAACGAATACTGCGAGTACCATATAAGCATAGGCTTGATATAGGAGTTAAGTAGCTCTTTGTATCTAGCGTTTGCCGAATCGTCAAGCGTGCCTCCCGTAATAAGTGTTTGGAGTTTTTCATATAATCTTGTTCCAAGAAAGTTCTGTATATGCACATCTTGTGCCACCTCAACGAATTGTATTAGTTTATCTTCATCAAGATTCCCATCTATAATAGACTTTCTCTTTAGCTCTGTAAGTGTTATAAATAATGCTTTCATTATGATCTACTATTTGGGTGTCTCCCTTTATCAGCTCTAGTCCAATTAGCCTCAGTCATTTCATCTGGATTTTGAGGAGGAGTAAATCCTTTACTAATAGCCTTATCTTCTGACACTCTATTCTTTTTAGCGTAAACTACTCTCTCGAATATATGTTTACAATTAACACCGCCCTGCCACTTTAGTAGAGAATAATTTCTCCCTTTGTGTCCGTGTTCTTTATTAACACCGCTAAAGGACATCTTGTTTATATCCTCTATCCTAAATACCAATCCTTTATTAGAGAAGTTCATCATAGAAGAACAGAATCTTCTGCTGTCAGTTGATGTTACAACTTCCTTATATCGGTATCTTACTTTGTAACCAGAGTTATCCTGAAAAGAGGGTTGTTTAGGTTTAGCATCCGATTCAGATACACTAGACAATTTAGTTACGTCAAACTCGATATTAGACTCTGTAACATCCTCTGTGTGGATAATCTCCCAATCATCAGAGATAATCTCTCCAAGGCTCTCTAGTTGGCTTAAAATGTCATCTCCTTCATCTTCTGATAACTCATTCTTCTCCACAGCAGATAATTTCTCTCCTGTCTCTTCTTCTCGCTTGATCTTAGTTGCTATATTATCAAGTTCAGTAAACTCGATTGGTTGTAAAGTAACAAAGTATAAGTTGAGATTTATCTCGTTAAAAGCAAGCAATTCGTTGAAAGAATCTATAAGTAATTGCTGGAATGGTCTAATAACCATATTATCCATCAATATAGAAGCTGTTCTAAGTTCCTCAGCATTGTTTCCGAATCCTGTATTATCCTTAATACCCAATAAGATTGGAGATACAACTCCGTGTCCAATCATAATCTTCTCCCTAGACTCCTTTGCTAGAAACTCATATTGAGCGTGAGCATCGGGTAGGTTGATTGGGTCTATTTGAGATTGACTATCCTTGTCCTCGTTAAAAGCAAGTATAAACCTTCCAGCATTAGAAGAGCCACTAAACTTCTCATATATCTTTCTTTCAATGTTATCCTGAGTCTCTTCGTTTGGAATACCATTGTTAAAATTAATAAGCATACTAGGCTGCAATCCATTCTCTATATTAGATAAATGATAATTACTAACCTCTTCCTCCAGCGAAGCATATTGCAAACAACCCTGATAATCTACAGGACTGTAGTAATAAAACCCAGCCTTATAAGGTTTGATAATGTAAAGCTCTATTCTCTGTGATCTAGTTCCGTTTCTGAAAGTAGGAATCCTCTTAGGCTTGTCTGATGGCTTTATATTTGCCCAATCAGCGTGATAATAATAAGCCTCTACCTTTCCGCTTTTAGCTTTCTCTGCTCTTAGCGTTTCCATAGGAAAGTGGTGTAGTGAAGCTATCTCTTTCTTTCTATTCTTATATACTACTTGGATGGCAGCTTGACCTAGCATTTTAAGGTCAGTAGATACTTTCTTTACACAGTCTTGTCTAAAAAGCATCTTCATACCAGCGTACATCCGAGGCTTTTCTTTAGAGTCAAGGGCTTCCAGTCCTCTGCCATAAATCATATCAGAGATACCATTGATACATCTACTATTAGTTGGACTGCCTAAGTATCTTTGGATTAACTCTCCAAAATAATTATTATCATCTCCATACTCTACCCAACTTCTATTGTGTACCTCTTTTACTTTGGGTATTTCGTAGCCTGAAAGATTTACTACTTTTAAATTCATACAAATATATATTGCTGGTTACTATCCCCTGCATCGTTTTGAGTGTATTGAGAATCATTCATTGTATAATCAGAATCGCTATCATAGCTATCAGTACAATAAACCTTATCCCTATACCAAAGGGTAGTTCCATTTTTGATTTCTAAGTTATATGTCGCATTATCTTTTAGTATGCTAAATGCAGCATCCACAGACATAAAATTACCGACCTTTGCAGCATCTACAGTTATCGTTTCCGATTTAGTAGTCCCATCTCTAGTTATAGTCAAGCTAAGTCCACTTGTCGCTGTAGTATAGCGAGGCAGAAATTTAATTGTTTGACTATTAGTATTTGGAAGCAATCTTATCATACTATTATAACTAAATAAGTCAAAACTGTTTCTAATAAAAAAGGGCAGCCTAAGCCACCCCTTAATATATCTATTGGTTTGAAATACTATCCTACAGTCGGAGTAGTTGTTAAACCAGTAAACGGATCAGCCTCAGTAGCACCTTCTAAGAAGTTAGCAGGCATTTGCTCTTGTGCTGTGAAGGTAAGAGTATATCCACTCATATCTCCCATAGCAGTTCCAGAAGCAACTGTTCCACCAGTTACATCAGCTCCGTGTTCTGCACCCATTAAGAAAGCATTTCCATTGTAATCGTGTACTACAATATGAGGTCTACCATAAGAAAGTAATTTTAATTCTTTATGATCCTCTTTTGTTAGTTTAGGAAGTGTAATGCTCAATGTCTGCTCAAAGAATGTAGTTCCATTCTCTCTTGAAGAATTAATAGTCTGCTCGAAACTATTAGTTCCTTTTAAATCATACTTATATACTGTAACAGTACCTAAGTCATCAATCACATCGGTATCAGTAGAGTCGTAGGCAATAGTAATATCTCCAAAGTCAGCAAAATAAACTGCTTTGATACCTCCTACGGAATCTTTACATTCTAATGTTCTTGATCTAGTTAAATCACAAGCCATAATTTTTTGTATTAAAAAAGGGTAGGCAGGCTCATCAGCTTACCCACCCTTTTAATTATTTAATCAGTTATCTTAGTTCGCAGAGTTAGGAATACCATAGGTAACAACGTCAGAAATATTTCCGATTTGTACACCAGCAGTATATCGCATAATTACTCGAACGTTTTGGCTTCCGTCAATGTCAGCCATATCAATAACTTTTACTTCGTTGTGGTCAGACAATAAGCCAGTACCGAAGAACAAGTTAGACTTCTCAGCAGCGATAGCATCGTTGTCAGCAAGACCATTGGCAACAAACATTTTAACACCATCGAAAGAAAGGTTTCCACCTCCGTACCATAGTGTTCCTTGTCCACCAACTCCGTTAGCTCCAACAGAAGCTACGTTTTCAGTTCCAGCTACGTTAGTAAGTGCCGCAAAACCTCCTAAAGCACGCACATAGGCACGAGCAATATTCTGAGATACATAGATATGTAAATCTTCTTTTCCATACAATGTAGAAGGAATAGCATCTACGATAGACCCAAGCTGAGCAATAACGTTAGAAGAAGTTACAGTAGCACCTGCGATTTCTTGTCCACTAGGTAGACCTGCATCAGTAGCAACGATTTCGCTGAAACCATCAAATTCTCCATCATTATCCTCATCTCCTGTCCAGATAGAGCTTTCAGTAGCAGCAGCTACTTTCTCCGCAGTATAGGCGATTACATAATCTTCGAATGTAGAAGGTAGGTTGTCAAATGCACTAAAGCCCATTTGAGCAGCTTGCCAAGTAGCGTGTAAGTCTTTCTTACAATAAGTTACGTTTACTTGCAATTCTTTAGGAGCAATTACTCGCTCTGTTAAAGTCAAAGCACCACTCGCTGCATAGTCGCAAGAAGCATCTTTAACGATTGACCCAAGCTCTGCTTTTTGAATTACAGACTTGTACTTAACGTTAGGCATAACTGTTACACCTCCGTTAGCTAATGTAGAACCACTTAGGAGAGCAGCGGAGATATACTTGCCACTAAACTCGCCAGCGTAAGTTGTTCCTGTAGTTACTGGATTTGCCATTTTAAAATGTATTTAATAAATTAACGATTAATCATTTCTAGAACTCTGTTCATAGTAGTTTTAGGTGCGTTTGGAGCAAGGTTTACAAATTCCTTCTCAACCTCATTCTCAGGTGTATGCACCATAGGCTCTACGGATTCTTCAACAGCAGATAGTTCTTCCTTTGGAACTTCCATCTTTTCTTCTTTAGAATCCATCATTCCCATCATCTTCTCTACCATAGCTTTTATTTCTGCAAGCTCTTCTTTGGTAGCATAAATTGTTTCGTTTAATTCCTCGCTTGTTTCTTCTACAGCAGGAACTTCTTCGTTTAATTCCACCTCTTCGGTAGCTTCTTCTGTTGATTCTACAACTTCCTCTGTTACTTCTTCAGTCAGTTGTACAGTTTCTTCAACTTCCTGTTCAGCACCCAAAAGAACCGCTTTCAACTTTTCTACGATTTCCGTTGCTTTCATAATTTTAAATTATATTAATATGACTAATTGAGTTATAAGTGTTTTATTTTTAGGCTTTTTGTTGAATAATGAACCACTCTGTTCCATTACCCCATATCTTGACACCCTCATACGCTCTATTCAAATCAAAAGCAGTATTAGCACCATCTAAATTCTGTGAACCAAATGGTGTAAGGTCAGCGTGAGTTGAATTTGTGAATGTAGAATCTGTGATGATTCGTTTTGTTCTGTTGAGGTTTTTAGTAGCAGTTACATCAGGCAGGGTGATTGTTGCAGTTCCATTTCCGCCACTCCAAGAAAGTACAATAAGTTCTGCTTCGTCATAAGTACTAGCACCTAAATCGTATGTTTCTCCATCTTCTACTGTTAGTGTTGTAGGCTCTAAATGGTTTACAACGTAGTGCTGAACATCCGTTANAGTAGTCTTTTTTGTTTCGCTAGATTGAACGATTGCTAAATCTTCTGATCCTGTGATATTCGCTGCTGTTACCGCAGTCAATTCACTAATTCTTTTATCTGCCATTATAATAAAATATGATTATTGTCCTCAGTCATTAAATAATATCCACTCTCCTGTTCAAGCCAATCTCCTGACTTTTCAGTAGAACCTATCCCTTGTGCAAGCAAAGAACCATCACAACACTTTCGGCTGTAGGTTCTCCCATCCTTACATAAACATCCTCTTCTGCCTCCCCTTGGAGACGATTTACTCGGTGTTCTACGCATTCTTACTTGATTTAGGGTGTTTAGTTGGTAACAAATCGTAGTCTGTATTGTACTTTGGATTCTCAGGTCTACCGTTCTTCACCAAGTAAAGAAAAGCGTTGACCCTTGCAAAAGCCCATTGAGAAGCACTTCTGACTCGTGGAGAATGACTTGTGTTAAAAGCACCAAGACCACGCTGGTAAACACTAGCCAACTGACCAACAGTAACACCATATCCAAGTTTTTCTTTATACTTTTTATTAAACTCATCTGCCTTCTTGTTTAAAGTTGCTCTATCTTTCTCTGAGACCTTAGCCCCCGACTTCTTTGAAGCATCTCCTTTTGCAGTTCCCTTTCCTTTTGGATTGGGATTAGGAGTGTCTGACTTAGGAGCTTTCTTAGATGGAGCAATACCACCTCTAGAGCCAACCTTAGCCAATTCGTCTAATCCTCTCAATTTTGATTCAACCCAATTTTTCATTGATTTACCTCCCCATAGCAAGTAGCTTATAGTTCCACAAGCCTTTGGGTCTTTAGCATCGTAATAAACCTCTGCTCTAGATAAATAACTATATATTCTTTTTAGAGTTGATAGCGTAAACTTAGTAGTTCCTTTTGCGATCTGCTGACCTCTTACTTTACCGACTTGGGTGGCACATTTATTATTTACCTCCTCATTTAATTTTATACCTCTCTTTGCATTATTAATTGCTGACTCTGGATAACCTCCATAAGATTCAAGAGAAACCTCCTCTAATGTTTCCAAGAACTCTAGTAATTCAAATTCAGCATTTAATTCTTCCAAAGACTCATCTTCAAATTTATCTGGTAATGACTCCTTCGGTCTTTCAGCCTTATCAGCAAAATATCCCTCAATAGAGAAACCTTTTACCTCCCCTTCTTTAACCTTAGACCAAACCTCATCATTATACACCTTCATAGAAACCATCCAAGTTCCTACAGGCACTTCAAATCCGTATTTTCGAGACTTATCTTTCTTCTCATCCTCGACCAACCAACTCTCTACAACACTCATTCCTTCTAATGGAATGTTATGTTCTAGGGTTGAATTGTTTTGATTTCCTTTGGACAGGAAGAGTTCAGATGCCTTTCTTACTGTGTCTTTAGAGAAGTAGATGTAATATTCTTCTTCTTCTTCATCTCTACGCAATATCTTCTTATCGGGAATAAGAGCAGCACCCATAAGGATTCTCTTTTCCTCAGAAACCTCTGCTAATTGAATAGGTTGTTTCTTTAATGCAATAAAATCTTCCTCTATAGCTGGATTCTCCACGACTGAAATGGCATCAATGCCACTAAATTCGTTATCTTCATCTATAACTAATTCTATAACTCTTTCCATATTAATATAACTATTTAGACTGTTCTTGTTTGAATTATCCTATTGAACCACTCGTTGTTATCTTATTATCTAACTCTGCCGCATTATTCACATCGTCTAATACAACATATGCTCTAATAGGCTCTCCAGTCTGCCCAGATATAGCCGCAGCTAGCTGTCCTACCTGACCTAATTGCTGACCTACTATATTAAACTGAGGGGCTACCCCTGCTGCTGATCCTGCGGCTGAACCTCCAATATCAGCATCTTGACCGCTTCTTACTGCACCTACAGCTTTTACTGCTGCCGCTGTTGTTGCGGCTATGCTTACTGCTGCTGATGCAGTATTTATACCCACAAAAGGCTGACCAGCAGATGCAGGAAATGCCGCTACAGCTTTAGCATTGGCTATGGCGGTGTTTGCTATTATTTGTGCTATTGCCCCTACCTTTTCAACTATAATTCCCGTAATCATAAGCTCTTTATTCTCTCCAGCCAAATCTTGCAAAAGACCCCCAACAGCCTCAAAAGCCCTTCCTGTATTTGACACAGCCCTCATCTTAGCTTCTTCGGAAATTTCAGTATTTTTTGTGTCTGTTTTTCTAAGCAGTTCTAAATTATCGAAGTACTTCTTAAACTCTTGTTGTCTTTCATTGAGACCAGACTTTAATAAATCAGTGGCTATTT